TTTTTCAACTAAAAGCTACTAAAATGTCAAAACTCCCAAAAGCTCCGCTCGTTGAAGTAATTTTTGAAATAAGGTGGAACTCACAAAAGGCAAATGACCTAAACGATTTTCAAATGTTGCTGGGGTCAATGTATACTAAGCTAGAGAAAACTTACCCGAAAAGAATCAATCTTCGGCCTGACCCAAATATTCCTATCGGAGCGTTTTTAGGAAACCCAACTCATAGGTTTCAATCTCAGGAAGGCTACCCACTGTTCCAGCTTGGTCCGGGTGTGTTATCCGTTAATACGGTTGATAAAACATACGAGTGGGACAGCTTCGTAGAAACCATTAAGCAAGTTGTTGAGGTGTTCTGCGATCTTTTTCACCCAAGTGAGCAAAAAGCCTCCTTTACATTGAAGTATTTAGATTTTTTTAAGTTTGATTTTCCGAACAATTGCCTTCTTGACTTTGTTGGTAACAAGCTAAACGTAATGATCAGCTCAAGCCTTTTACAGGAGAAACCGAAAAAATTTACGTTTGGCACAACTTATGAGATAGACAATAAAATATTTGCTTTAAACATTAACACCGGTATAAACAATGCGGACAACTTAAATGTGAACGGCCTGATTGTTGAAAGCTCCATTGCGCAAAATGTAAATTTTAGTGAAATTAAAACAGAGCTGGGTAAGTACTTAAGAGAGTCTCACGATTATTTAGGAGCATTTTTTAAGGAAATGACTAAAGGAGAATTATATGACAGCTTTTTATAATAAACCTATACTAATTGTTTCCACTGTTATTGCCTCGGGAACATCATCTATTTTCCCAAAATTACACGAAGGGCTAGAAATAGAGTTTCCGTCTATTATTTACGACTGCAATAACCACAATAGCTTAAACGTTGAAATCAATGGGGCAAGTAACTGCACCACGTTTACAATAACTTCACCAATAGTAACTGAAGTTAAAAAAACTAAAATGAAAAGGAAAGTTTCTTTAAACATTGAAAAGTATTCTGAGGCCATTCGCAACGCGCCAGTATTGAGTGACGGTCCGTTTGCCAAAGAAAGCCGGCACAAGTTTACAGCCGAAGACTATATTTCAAACATGAGGGAGAACTCAGGCAAAGTGCTGCCGGCCTCGGAAAAATGGTACTTATGAGTCGCTATCGCCAAGGAGAAATAGTAACAGTTCCATTTAGATTGTCTGATGGCGACGTGATTGACCACCCCGCTCTTGTTGTATCTCATGACCTTGTGGACTTCGGGACAGATATATTCTATACGATTTTAATTTCAACGAAAAATCATCACCCTGAATACTCTATTGAAATAACAAATGAGATGCTCACATCGCCGATGGACGAGCAAAGTTATTTTGTAACTCATCAGCTTGATAAATTTGAGTCAGACTCGACATACATTAGACCTTTTTATCCCAAAAGGTATTTGAAAGATGAGTATGTAGAGGATGTATTAAATAAAGTAATTTCAGTTATTTTCAATTTAGAGTAAGTAGAATTTCACTTACCCGTAAGGCGGTTGATTATATCATCCGCCTTTTTTATTTTTCAATGTGAATAGTTGTGAATAAATGTGAACAAAAAAGGTTTGCAATATAAACCCTTTTTCAGTAATTAATTCTAAATTTGTTTATCTAAGTCTAATATATTGAAAATAAGATGAAAAAACAAATTTTAGAAGCCTTGAAAACCAAATTCCCAGGGGTTCAGGACGCAATACTAAACAGGATAGTTGAGAAATTGGCGAAGACTGTTACAACAGAGGGGGAGGTTACAACCGCAGTTGAGGGGGTAACTTTCCAGCAGGTACTTGAAAATTATGGCGATAGCAGAGCTACGGAGGCGCAGCAAACAGCTGTGTCGACTTACGAAAAGAAGTATAACATCAAGGACGGCAAACCGGTAGAGGAGGATCCAACTCAGCAGCAACAGCAGCAGCAGCAGCAGCAACAACAGCAGCAACAACCAGACGAAACTCCAAAGTGGGCTCAGGAGTTAGCTGCAACAAATAAGTTGCTGCTTGAAAGGCTTGAAAAGATTGAGGGGGAAAAGACAACTACCACCAGAAAAACTCAATTTGACGATGCAGTCAAGAGTTTACCTGAGAAGATACGGTCCAGGTATGAAAAGGATTTTACAAAAATGGCTTTTAAGGACGACGCCGAATTCGATACCTACATTCAGGAGCTAAAAACCGATGTGGTTGAGATAAGCGGCGCGGTGGTTGAGAAAAGAGCTGCGTCCACCCCAATGGCCGCAACTGGCGTAAAGCCTGAGGAGGCTTCCTCTTTTGTAAAGCAACGCGCCGAAGCCCGTAAAACCGAAACCGTAAATCAGGCAATTCAGGGGCTGCCAAACCAACAAACTAATTAAGATGAACAAATTTACATTTAGCGATGCAAGCGCACCAGAACCTATTGTATTTGAACAGGTATTTGGTGAGAAACCGGGTGGAGGTCTTGTGGGTAATCCTACTTTTGACGTTCCTACTGGTACGGCGGTAGGTAAAAACTCCAGCGGAGTACTTACCGCGATTAAGTGCTATAAGTTGGTCAAGGCCGTTGCGGCTGCCGATACAACTATGGAAATTGCAAAAGGCAGCGGAGTAGCTGTGGGTGATTTTATTGCTCACGGTACAATTGCCAAAGAGGTTACTGCTTTAAATACAACAGGGTCTACCAAAGACGTGATTACTGTAACCATGGGCATAGACATAGCTAACGGTACTTTCCTGTACCAGTCAGCGACTGAAGGCGGGACTGACGTAGCTCCTGTAGCCTACGGTTACTACGATGCTGATGCAGAAACGGAAGGCGCAAAAGTTATTGTTGCCGATGAAGACACACCGGAAGCTGGTGAGATAAAGCTAAGCTCGGTGGATCCTTACCACGGAATTAAGAACCTTGCGGTTGGCGATTACGTGTTGCTGAAAACAGCAGTTGAGGGAGTGGACGCGGTACAGGCGTCACCAATCTATACCCCTCTGTTTTTAACAGGGGCGAAGGTATACACCGGCAAGGGTGACCAAGCCGTTAAGCTCATTAACGGAGCTGTAGTAAGGAAGGAAACAGTCAACGCCTCAGACGAGGTGCTGGCTTTGATGAAAACCATTAACGCTGTATAACCATGGCAGACATGAATAAACCCCTGTTTGACCTTACGCCTGCTGATTTGCACGTCGAGGTCAACTCATACAAGCCTGGGAACGGCTTGGTATGGCCAATATTATTCCCTTTAAAATTTACCCCAAAATTTGACCTAAAAGGCATTGAAGGGAACGAGGGAATACCTGTATCTGCCGATAGAGTGTCATTTAACACTAAGGCGCCTTTGAAAACACGTAAAACTGTTGGATCATGGTCCGGCACCTTGGGTAAATACGCTATTTCGAGGGAGAAAGACGAGATCCAGATTAACGAGTATAACGAGCTTAAGATTATTTCCGCTGCGACTCCGGAAGATTTGGCAACAGCCAAATACTTGGTGGATATGGTTTACGATGACGTTAAGTTTGTTAACGACGGTATCGACTACAAAACCGAGATCGACGCAATGAGAATTGGATCCCTCGGTAAGCACACTTTCCCCGCAAGCGTTGAAGGCGATATGGCAACTGCTGATGAGATAAACTTTAACGTTCCGGCAACCAACTTTGTAGGCGTGACTGCTGCATGGAGTGATGCTACGAACGCTGACGGTATCAAGGATATTATTGACCAACAAAAAGTAATTCAGAAAAAAGGTCTCCGCAAGCCTATGTGGGCTATAATGGAAACCTCTGCTTTTGAATTGCTTCTTGCACAGACAAAAGTCCAAAAAAGAGTAGCCGCCACAATCATTAACGTAGCCGGACTTACATCCTCAGAGGTGCTTTCAATTGATAACGTCAACGCTTATATGCGTAAAAAAGGTTACCCTCAAATTCTCATAATTGACAGCTACGCTACAATTGAGAATAAAAAGGGTGAGCAAACTACCATTAAGCCTTGGAATGAAAAGGTTGTTGTATTATCTCCTGAGCCTCGCCTCGGTTATACATATTACAAACCTGTTCCAATGGTCTCTGAAGTTGCTGCAATGCAGTCTCAGGGGGCTTACGCGAAAACAACAGTTTACTCAACAGTTAACCCTATGCTGGAGGTGACAATGGCCGAGGCGTATGTTCAGCCAGGGTTAACAAACAGGGCATCGCTTGTTTTCATGAATATTACTAATACAACCGGTTTTAATAACGGGGAATAAGTAATGGCTACAATCTCTGAATCTTTGAGAGGTATAACTGCGTACCCCTTGCCTAATAAAACAATCCTCGGCGTAACAATGCGCCGGGGGTTGGTTGATTCATCTGAAGTAACAAGGGCAATAATGCTTTCGAAGGGCTATAGGCTCGCTGAAGCTGATTTACTTAAGTGGCTTTCTAAGGCTCCGGATGTATCTGAGGGAGGGGTTTCCTTTAGCTTTTCGCAGAAAGAAAGAGACTCTTTTACCAGAGAGGCCGATAGTATTTATTCAGAATACGGTGAACCAACTATTAACGATACCTATGGATATATTGGTGAGGACTTATGATAATTAACGGAAAACTATACTACCAAGTCATTTCAGGGGGTGGCACAGACGGAAATGATGACCCTATCCCCGCTACTGAAAGTTGGTCAGAGCCAATTGATTGTAATATCAAAGTAAATAACCGAAATAATAAAGGTAAGTACTTTGACAGCAGTTTTGTTATGGCCTCTTATGACGTGCTCATAGAGGCTGACGACTTTACCGCAGCAAGAATTAAGCTCGAGGACACAAACGGCCATGATCTTGGTGAGTATTCCATTCAGTCAATCTCCCCACTTACATCCGTAGGTAGAATAAAAATTACAGTATAATGCCCGCAAGACAAATAACTCCACACTCACAAATTGAGGGCTACCTAAATAACCGGCTCGAAAGAGGTAGAAAGGCTATTTTAGAATCCCTTGCGAATGTTGGTGAGGTCTGCGTTACGGAAGCCCGTACTGCCCATACTTATATGGATAGATCGGGCAACCTAACCTCTTCAATGGGATACGCGGTTTTAAATAATGGAAGGTCTTTTGGCAAGGGGCAATTTATAGGTAAAGAGGAGGGTATTAAGAACGCAAAAAAATTTTTAGGCGAGCTTGCCCGTAAGAACTCAAGCGGAATAGTACTGGTAGTCGTAGCAGGAATGAACTACGCGGTTTACGTTGAGGCAAAGAGCTTTAATGTTCTATCATCTTCAGAGCTTTTGGCCTCAAGAATGGTTCCAAACCTTATGAAACAACTAGGCTTTATTCAAAAATGACAAAGACTGAAAGAGACATAGAAGACGACTTTTATTTTATGGTCAAGGCGTCAGAGCTCCCGGGAATAGTTCAGGGTAAACTCTATAAAAAGGACGAAAGGCCGTTTAATTCTAGGGCTGAAGATATTATTGTTGGCTTCCTGAGCGGCCTAGACGGCCAGACCCAGGATGGTTATATCAATATAAATATCTATGTACCTAATGTCAATGTTGGATCTCCAGATGGTAAGAAAAAACCTAATAAATCTAGGATTAAGGTTATACAAACAAAGCTACTTGAATTTACCGAAAGTATTGCGGAGGGTAATAGTGAGTATGACGTGGAGCGCGACTCTACCATACAAACTTTTGAAACGGAGGATTTGGAGCAAGTTATGGTAAATGCAAAATTATATTACAAAAGAACAACCCTTTAAAAAAAGAATCAAATGGGAAAAGTAATTATGTCGTGGAGCAAATGCTCCGTAGAAATAGGGCCTACCGGGGATAACGAGGCTATGGCAACAACCCTTACCTCAGTCGGTAAAGTCAAAGATAAATCCGCCGTTCTGGAGGCCACAGAGGGCGAGAAGCTTCGTTCAACAGGAGTTGGCGGAGAGCTGCTGGCGGCCGAGAACCTTGAGGGTGGTTTTGCCCTTACGATCCGTGTTGTTGAACCGGATGATACTCTTCTTACTGCCTTGGGGCTCGGGGCAGCTGCCTCAGATGATTTTGATGTTACTACTCACGTAGTTTCGGCAGAACAGTCTTTGAAGCTGACCCCTAAAAATATAGGGGCTATTGGCATAAAAGCCATTCGCTGTAATGTTACCTATAAGCCGGGCTGGTCTGATTCAGAGGGGCAGTTTGCAGATATCACCTTTGAAATCATCAAGACATCTGCAGGGAAGTGGTACACGAGGTTTATTAAGGCAGCTCCTGCACAAGGTTAATTGGCTGAGTCTATTTTATGGCAAAAGTGGAGAAAAGTGTGGTAGATGTTGCGCTTAGCAGGCCAACTAAAGTGGTGGTACGCGGGGAGGAATACGAAGTCCCCCCGCTTACACTTGAAACGATTCTTTTGGCTTCAGAGGCTGTCGCCAGCTACGTACAAGCAATGGACTCAAAAAACTATGTTAGCGAGGTATTCAGGACTGCCCGAGAATACAAAAACATAGGAGATCTATTAGCCATTATGATACTGGGTGCCGATAATCTGATAAAAGTTGTTGAGAAAAAAATCCTTTTTTGGAAATACGATATAAAGATAGACGAAAAGAAAATTCTATCTGATAAGATAAAAAAGCTCACCCCCGAGGAGTATACTCTTATTCTCACAAAACTGTCAAAGAGAAAGGAGATACACGATTTTTTTCTGCTTACCACTTCCCTAACAGAGATAAACATTCTGGCACCAACCCGGGAAGTGGAGTAAATGACAACATTTGGTCACTAATCGTTGGAAGCTCAACAGCACTGCATATTCCTCCTTCTGAGGTTTTAAAAACAAGCTATGTCAATTTACTAATGTTCAGCTCTGCCATGGCCTCCGGCGGCGACAAAGGAGATACCGGGCAGGAAAAATACAGCGAGGCAACAGACGCCAATAACCCTAATAATTTTCGAGGTAAAGATATCGAGATAGAGTATGAGTAAAAACGACGCAGGTAGGATTTGGTACGGGCTCGGGTTGGACAACTCCAGTCTGGAGTCTGATGCAAGAAAAGCATCAAATATCTTTCGTGGCATAAGCGAGACGGTCATTACAGAAGGTAAAAAAATAGATAATATATTTCGTAATATTTCGGTAGGTGTTGGCGGTCTGTTTATAGCAAATAAGGCAAAGGAGTTTATTGTTGATCTTGCAAAGGTAAGAGGAGAATTCCAGGAGATTGAGGTTTCGCTTGAAACAATATTAAATAGTAAGCCTAAAGCGGATAAACTCATGTCTCAAGTTGTGGAATACGCCGCAACAACCCGATTTAACCTTACTGATGTTGCCCAAGGCGCAAAGCAACTACTTGCGTATGGATTCGAAGCTGAAAAAATAATTGAAAATTTCAGAATGCTTGGAGATGTCGCCGCCGGGCTTTCTATCCCAATAGGAGACTTGGTTTACCTATATGGTACTCTTAATACTCAAGGCCGCGCATACACGAGAGATATCCTTCAATTTACCACCAGAGGTATCCCAATAATAGAGGGGCTTGCTAAACAACTTGGAGTTGCTGAAGACAGAATACAAGGCATGGTCGAGTCCGGGCAGATAGGATTCCCGGTTGTAGAGAAAGCGTTCAAGGCAATGACAAGCGAAGGAGGTAAGTTTTATGACCTCACAGATAAGTTAAGCAACCTGATACCGGTTCAGGCTTCGAACTTTGCAGACGCTTGGGATAAGGCCCTTAATAAAATGGGTAAAAGCACTGAAGGTTTGATCTCCGGAAGCATTAAGATGGCTACTGACTTGGTAAATAATTACGAAGAAATAGGAGAGGTCATACTGGAGCTTGTGGCCGTATACGGTACCTATAAAGCTGCCTTGATAACCATTAATTCAATTCAGAAGCTCAATATGATGGTATTAAGGCAGGCCACGCTTGAGAAAAAATTAGCCGCCATGGCTACGATCGAATTATCAAACGCTGAGGCAATAGCCGCATCAAGGTCAAAACTGGCAACAATCGCTTTCGTAAATACGGGTAAGGCGTTAAAGTCCTTATCGGCGTCTGTTTTAAAAAATCCATATGCAATTCTAACAGCCGCCGTGGTGGGACTGGCCTACGGATGGTATAAATTAATCACTGCGGAGACAGAGGCGGAAAAAGCTCAAATCAGGCTAGAGAAAGCAACCAAAGACGTAGATGTATCACTTACAAAGGAACTCTCAAAACTTGCGCTATTAGAACGTCAATTGGTTCAGGCAAAGAAAGGATCTGATGAGTGGAATTCGGCCAAAGAAGCTATTGTAACCGGGTATGGTAAGTATTTCAGCGGCCTTGATAGTGAAATAACCAGAGTTGGTAACCTTTCCGGAGCTTATAGCAAGCTGGTTGAGGCAATGAGGCAGTCGATTGGGCAAAGAAGCTTTATGTCGTTTTATACAGCAGAGCAGGAGAACTTTGATAATACCTTAGGCGAAGCCCTTGATAAAGCTTATAGTACGCTTTTGAAAAAATATGGCAAGGATAAAGGGTTATCTCTATACCAGCAGTTTTATAATTCGGCGGTAAGAGGTGAGAAGTTGGATCAGGGAACATGGAGAGAGCTTAACGCAGCTGCCTTTACTGATTGGGGCTTTTCTAATAGCCCGGTAGGTATTTCTGTAACGAGCGTGGCCAACCTTATATCTGGGATTTCAAATGCCAGAAAGGCTATGGATGGAGCCTTAAAGGACTACCAACAAAAGTACAACCTAACGGATAGACAGATCACTGATGCGATTGGCGGTACTGAAAATGGTAAAGAGCCCCCCGCAAGTATTAAGGTAAGTGAGCTGGTTGATAAAATTAAAAGTGCAACTGCTGCTCTTGATGATCTTCGTAAAAAATCCCGGGAAGGTTTAATAAGTACATCTGAGGTACAAAAGCAGGAGGATGCGTTGGATGATCTGAAAAAGCAGTTCAAGCTGATGACCGGAAAAGAGTATGATAACAAAAAACTCAATGCCCAGTTAGACGCTATTGACTCTCTTAATGAGAAAATTGAAGCTGGAAACCTTGCTTTGGTTCAATCCTCAATAGATATGATGAAAGATGGTAAAGCCAAGGAATTAGCCATAATTGACCAAAGAAAAAAGGAGGAGCTTGCCAAAATAACAAAAGACCAAAATGATCTTGAATCACTTTATAGAAAAACTAATAAGAAAATAACCCAGGAGCAGCTTGACGAATTTGAGAAGCGTAGTAAAAATGTAAAAAAAGTAGCTGAAAACGATAAAAGAGAAGTTGAGAAAAAATATACCCGCGAGATTGCTGACGTTTATCGCCAGTTGACTACGGTTTTTATGACTGAGGAGGAGAAAAAACGATCTGAAACTGAAAAAACTTACAGGGACATGCTCGAATGGGCAAAAAAAATGTACCAAGGAGGAGGTATTAATAAGTTTGAATTCATGAAAATAAGCGGTGAGATTGAAAGAGCCAAAAATAAAGCATTACTGGCTGACTCGCTTAAAGAATTTGGAACATATCAAACAAAAAAAGAGCTTATCGAGAAAGAGTATAACGATAAAATCTATTCTCTCCGCAAAAATGGCTATGAGGCAGAAGCAAAGAATGCGGAATCAGCAAGAGAACTTGCATTATTTGAGCTTAGAATATCACAGGAAGAATTTTACAAGGTGCTTTTCGGGGACCTTCAAAAATATAGTGTTAATGAAATAAATCTTGCGATTTCAAACGCAAGAGATTTAGTAGATAGCTACATAAAAAGCGCCGAGGCATCTGGCAGAAAACTTACACCAGATGAAATTAAAGCGGTTGAGTCACTCCTTGAGTCAATTAAAAAGGTATCAAAGGAGCCAACGGAAAGGCTTCGAAGCCTTGTTTCAGTGCTTAACGAATTAGGAAGATCCGGGCAAATGCTTGGTGGCCTAGTTGGCGAAATATCATCGTATATCTCTGGAGTGGCTTCAAACCTTGACGGACTATTTAAGGTTTTGGATGAAAGTTCCAGCAAAACCGATAAAATAGCTGCCGGTATACAGGGAGTTGCAAGTATTATATCAATGATTGGCGGCCAGATTGCCGAAAATAAGAGGGCGCAAGACGCGTGGAATGCCTCCATTGCAGAAGCCGCTAAACAGGCAGCAATTGCAAGGATTGAGCTTGACGCTTATAAAGAGACAAATCTTTTTGGTGTTGAGAACCCATACTCACGTGCTATAGCCGGTGCTAAGCAATACGCAACGTCAATGATTGAATTATACGGCGCTGCAAAGAAACTTGAAGACGGTCAGGTACAAACGGGAACAAAAAAAGTGATCTCCGCCTCGAACGTGGGTACCGGTGTTGCCTCCGGAGCCGCAGCAGGTGCAGCAATTGGATCTTTGGTGCCGGTTATTGGTACCGCCATAGGAGCTGTAATTGGCTCCGTTATAGGAGGTATTGCTGGCCTTATATCGACTAAAACAGTGCCGGTATTTGAAAGTCTGAAGAAGAAATACGGTGAAATATACGATCCGGAAACTTTTGAACTAAACCCGGCGATTCTTGCTGACTATGCAAAATTAGACGAGGCCACTAAAAAGCTTGTGGATAACTGGAAAGAGATTAAAAATAAAGCCTTAGAAGCACAAAATCAAATGAGGGAAAACTTCAAAGACTTAGCTGGAGATATGGGAACTCAGCTATCAGATGCTTTAGAAGCGGCTTTTCGGGAGGGAAGGATCTATAATGCAGTAGACGATTATAAAAAATATGTAACATCTCAGATTGGAGACATTATTGAGCAGTTAATCTTCTCCGCCCAATTTGGAAAGCTTTTCGATGAATTGGAAAATCGTTTTAATAGCTCATTTGGCGCCAATGGAGACATGAATATTGTTGACGATATGGAATGGTTTCTCAGTATCTACCAGTCCCAGATTGACGGTTATAACGAGGCAATGAAGAAAGCGCAGGAGGCTGCAAAAGCGAGAGGTATCGATCTCTGGCAAGATGACTCGACACGGTCAGGGCTATCAAAAGGTATTGCGCAGGCCTCCCAGGAATCTGTTGATACCCTTGGAGGTACCGCAACTACAATAATGGGGCATACCTACTCAATAAGTGAAAATATAAAAATGATGCTAAGTATTAATAATGAAATACTTGAAAATGTAAAAGGGATTAAAAAGGACACCGCAAGGCTTCAAAACATTGAGAAAGGCATAGACTCAGTCAGGTCAGATATCAACGACATAACGGTTAAAGGAATCAAGCTACAATGACAGGGAGGTTTTACATAGACGAGGTTGATGCATTAGCGGCTTTTGGGGTGAGAGCAACATCCTACGAGGGGCTTGTCAGGTTTGCTCCTTTGAAGCCCGTTGATGTCAATGACTGGCCGGATGAGAATGGTATCGACCCGGATCTGTCCAGCCCGGCACTCGACAGTAAAGAGTTTACTATCGACTTTTCATGTTCAGGTGATATATCAGCTTTTATGAACGTTCTCAGATCGGAAGCGTATCACGCGTTTGAGTTTCCGGATCTGGGTATCACACGGGTTTTAAGACTTGTTTCACAACCCGAGTATAATAACATCAGGGATCTGCATGTGTTTTCCCTCTCCTTTGTTGATGATTTTCCTTTGAATGAATATTCGTACTTAACACCCGACCTTAACGTAACAACTGACGGCTTCTCCATTGACACTATTGATTTATCTACCTACGGGATGAGGATTGAGTACGGGGTATATAAAGAACTCAATAAAACGCCTGAAATCAAGCAAAACCTCACTGTTGGTAATGCACACGTTTACGGTACCGTTTACGACGGGGAGAATGTTTACTATAAATCAAAGAACATTGCATTGAGACTGCTTTACTCCGGGGCAAAATCTAAGTTTTGGAGAAACTACAACGCTCTGCTTTATAACCTGACTCGCCCCGGGGAGAGGGTACTCAGATACGGCACTTCCGGGCTTAACTATTTTTATTATCTGAGTAGCGAGGTGAATAAAATTGCCCTGCTGCAGGGTGACAGGGTATGGTGCCAGTTCCAGTTGAACCTTTGCCTAACCATGGCGGATCCTAAGCTCATATTGCTCCTCACCTCAGAGACCGGGGAAGTTATTGTAACAGAAGATAATGAATTTTTAATTGTATTGGCATAATGGCAAAGATTAATGAATTAACTCCAATTTTCTGTGTACACATTCCAGAAATTAAGGAAGAGGGGAAACTTTATATATCAGAAGAGTTTGAAATAGCGATTCATTTATGTGCTTGCGGGTGTGGAAGACAGACTATTACTCCTTTATCTATTTCACGTAATAAAGGGTGGACTATTCAAAACAATAATGGCCTAATAACCCTCAGGCCCTCAATTGGAAATTTTAAAAGAGAAAACCCTTATCATGCTCATTATTATATTACAAACAATAAAATAGAATGGTTATGAGCAAGATTAAACAAAAACAGACTAAACTAATGATAGGATTTAAGGACGCTAAGTATATGGGCATTCCCTGTTGGTTCAACCCCGAAACAAATGAGCTTATTGGTAAAAATTGGCTATATGATAAACTTTTACAGCTAGCTATTTGGGTGGATATTAATATTATAATGGTTGAAAGTTTTCCTATAAAAGTAAAAAACGACTGATATGGCAGAAGAATACATAAAAGTAAAAATATCCGATTTAGATGCGGCGCCTTCAATTGAGGGGCTTGTAACTTACGGAGTGATAGGCGGCACCCCTTACAAGGTAACTATTACTCAGCTAAAAGGAAATACCGGTGCAACCGGTCCTCAGGGTGCTACCGGTGCAACAGGCCCACAGGGACCAGCGGGGCCGCAAGGTGCAACTGGCCCACAAGGACCAGCGGGGGCAGACGGAGCCGATGGCGAAGACGGAAAAGGGCTTGTAATTCTCGGTTATTATGCCACTCTTGGGGCTTTAGAAACAGCAGTACCGAACCCTACCGCAGGGGATGCTTACGGAATAGGTAGTTCAGCACCTTATGATATTTATGTTTATGACGGAGTTGGACAAGATTGGGTAAATAACGGCGCAATACAAGGTCCTGCGGGGGCTACTGGCCCTCAGGGAGCGACTGGAGCGACTGGGGCAACCGGCGCGCAGGGTCCTGCCGGTGCGAATGGCGCGGATGGCGCAGACGGAAAAAGCGCTTATGAATTTGCTCAAGATAGTAACTACCCCGGTACTGAAACAGAATTTGGCGAAAGCCTTGCGCTTGTTGACTATCTTAAATTCTTGTCAGGCAAAAACTCTGTTACCTCTCTTGCCTTGCTTCCTGTTACAAAACGCTCTGCTTATTGCACCCTTTCAAGCGCTTCAACTCTATCCTTAGACGGTTCATTAGCTGAAGGTCGCGAGATACATATCAGAGTGGTTAATTCAACTGCTTCGGCAATAACAATCACTCTACCAACAACTGGCGACTTCATAAGTAAGAAAAACGACGGAACAAATATCAGTTCTGTAACTCTCCCTGCTTCGGGGTCGCTTGAAATAAATATCTGGTCAGTAAACAGTAAATATTACATAAGAACAAATGCTTAGACTTAGAACATTCGGATTGAAAAGTATTGAGATACCTTTTTCTGAGGCATCCGCAGGAGACATTCTTTGTTCAGATAACAAGATTGTCGCCTCTGCTGACTATTCAGGAAGTGGTAAAACCGCTATCGGTATAGTTATCAATAAGGCATCCGGAGTTCTCAGGATTATGGCACTTACAACCGTTACGCAGAAGTGGGGTGGGTACGGAAGTAACATCTCTCTTGATGATATCACCACCGAAAACGGGGCTATTGCTGACACAAACGGTGAGGGCCATACTCAAACCATGATAACCGACATTGGTAACATCCCCGATGATACTATTGCTTTCAACGCTTATGTGTACTCGGTTACGGGTGCAACTTCGGGCTGGTACATGGGTTCGATCGGTGAGATTTATATGATTGGGCAAAACCTTTCGGCCATTAACACAGCCCGTCAGGCAATCGGACTATCCGCTATCGGTAATTACGTTGTGATTCTCGCTTCATCTGAATATGATGCTGAACTGTGCTGGTACGGTTATACAGGCACAGGAACCTTCACTCTAAATGGAGACCTCGCTAAGGGTCTGAATATGTACTCAACTTATCCACTTTTAAAGAAAACTTATTGATATGAAATTTTATAACAGCATAGGAGTTGAGATTTTAGATTGTTTGGTGAGCGACAGTTCGTATCGTTATCGCAAGATACTGAGCGATAATTCGCTTACAATCGACCTTGAAGTACCGGAGCATTTCTCGCCACAGATCGGTATGTACTGCGAATTTCAGGGGAGCAATTACTACTTGCTGGATAATAAGTCAATAACAAAGAACGGCAATAGAAACTTTGCCTACACTCTCGTTTTGAGAGGTGTTGAGTTTACCGCAAACAAGTACAAGCTAAAAGCGGTTGATGGTAGGGTTAAGTTCCCGATGACGGCTAAGCTTTCGGACTTTGCCGACCTGATTGTTTATAATCTTAACCTCCGGGATAGCGGCTGGTCTGTGGGTAATGTTGCCGAGACATCGGAAAAGACTATTGCCTTTAATCTGATCTATATTTTAGACGCAGTTAAATTGATTTCCGACACGTTTAAGACCGAGTTTGAGTTCGTGGGTAAAACGCTCAATTTCGGCCGGGTTGAGTACTATAAATCCGATCCTCTTAATATGTCGATCCGGGATGGTTTTAAGGTTGGTATTAAGATGGAAACCGACCAGCGCCCGGTAGAGATACTTTACATTCAGGGTACCGAGAGAAATATCGACTTTTCGACTTACGGATCCAAGGAGCTGCTCCTGCCGCGCTCGCAGATCCTCACCTATGAAGGAAGGCAATACATAAGTTCTGCAGATGGCAGAAGCATTCGGCGCTTTAACAAGGCAATCGTTACCGGGCAGGAAGACTCAATCGATTTATCAGAGATTTACCCGGCACGCGAGGGAACAATTAACACGGTGATTGCTGTTGATGCGGAGACGCATAAATATGACTTTACGGATTTCTCTATACCGGAGGATCTCAACTATAATAATTACATGATTGCCGGCGAAACTATGACAGTTGTTTTTCAAACTGGCATGCTGGCCGGCCGTGAGTTTGAGATAAGCAAATACACACATTCGGAAAGAAGATTTGAGATAGTACCGGCTACCCTTGACGGTATAGATATGCCGGGAGGTTATTACCTTCCTGCAGCAGCTGATAAATACAAAATTTTCGGGGTTCAGTTACCTACCGCCTATATATGCAATAACTCAACACAAACGGGTGCAAGCTGGGATGTGTTCCGGGAAGCCGCCAAGTACTTCTACGAACATGAAGACGACATCTTCACCCTTGTGTGTCCCGTGGACTCAAAATGGACTACAGAGAAATGGTTAGAGGTAGGAGGTAAGATTAAACCCGGAGCATATATACACCTCTTTGATACTGACCTTGCAGGGCCAACCGGCTTAGATATCCGTATCATCGGGATGAAGGATAATGTCAATAACCCTAAGAAGATTGAGCTTGACCTCTCAAATGGTATAATCGGGATAAGCACGGGGGATCGGATTAAACAGCCTGATCCTATACCGGTAACTATTGATGATAAAACCAAAGAGGGCAAGAGGTTCACCCAAAGACGGTTTTCGGATGCTCAAAGAACTATTGCGCTATTACAGGAGGCTATTGACGGGTTCTCAGATCCTATCAATCCGATCTCTATAATGACCATGGCTATCTTAGTAGGTTCGGAGAGCTTACAATTCCGTTTTGTAACCAGTAAAACCGCTCCGGTAGTCGAGTCGCACACTTTCACGTATAACTCTTTAACCAAGTCTTTAGCTACTGCTTCGGGGATTATTCAGCACATGAGTTTGGGAATTAATACTATTAAGAAAACCCACTCCGCAAGTGAGTATATGTTTTGGGATGTGGCCGCTTATGAGTCCCCTGCTTTAACTGAATCGGCAAAGGCTTATTACTTCTATGCACGATGTAACAAAGCCAACACAAACGCCGTTTTTCTGCTTTCTGAAACCCCTCTGCCTTTTCAGACAGATGTAGATTATTATTATTTGTTGGTTGGAACTTTAGGCGAAGAAATCGACGGTGCAAGAAGTTTCGTGACCGTTTACGGGTTCACTGAGATACTTCCGGGAAGAATCACTACCGACAAAATCGTTTCACCAACAGGGGAGACTTACATTGACCTGACTGCGGGTGACGGTAAGGGTGAGATTGGCGGAGTGTTTAAGTTTCTTGCAGGATCTTCAGGACTTTCAAATATTACGGAATTCGGCCTGTTAGTTCAGGCAGTAGTAGACCTCTCTTTCCTTACCGACGCTATCGAGGGCTCAACGGAGATTGCAGGGGGGTTATTGCTGACTAACTTACTAATGTTACGGGGCACTGATAACGTAGTAAGAGCGGGTATGTCGGGACTGGCCAATGACAATGTTTTCCTGTTTGCGGACAGTTCAAACGCCTATCAAAAAGCCTTGCAGGGAATTGCTCAATTTATTCTCAAAAAAGACGGTACAGCCAAACTGGGCATTATGAAAATAGGGGCTGATACGGTAGGACTATTCTCTTCAGGAGTGGAAAAACAGCAATTCAGAACAGGGGATATACCCGCACTTACAGACCTTGTTTCTACGCTTGACACAACAATTAACTACACAGGCGGCTCAGATACCTACTCAGGACTGAAACAGGATGATTTCGGGATGAGTGATGCGCTTACGGTCAGCTCTATTGATTCATTCACTCTGACCGTTACGGGTAGTATTCTTGCCCGATGTGCTAACGACCAAGATACACCTATTCCTAACAGTTTTGTTCAGATTACCTTGAAACTCTACAAAGAAAGCGGGGGTAGCTATGTATTTGACAGGGATATCGACACAGTAGCGGTTATGTCGGACAGTGTGGGTAATACACAGGAGAGTAAAACTCTTAATGCCGTTATCAATCTGCCCGCAGGAACTTATAAGCTACAAGCGGAGTATATGATTAACACTGCCGAAACTGATGAAGGTTATGTTGAGGCAACTGGTATCTCAATGCGGGCAAGAGGGGCGGCGGCAAATGAGTGTATGATATTCGGGGCAAATGGGTTTGTGAGAATTACCGACGGGACTAATTTCGACTACTTCGGGGATGACGCAGCAGTATTTTCGAGGGGAGAGGATAAGTACGTTAAAGTCACTTCAACAGGCATCGAGGTTAAAGGCGCCTTTAATGCACCGGGTCTTTTAGCGGCGGGGAGTGTTTCGTCTGCGGGTGGGTTGAATAATTCATTCGGGAAAGTAACCGATTCAGAAAAAAGCAGTACTGGAATTTATGTAATTACCCACACGATAGGGCACTCTCTCTATGCGGTTAATCTGACTTTATATAACTCAGGCGCTCAGGTTACGGCAGTCGTTACCTCAAAAAGTGATACAAGTTTTAGTGTAAGAATAGTAAATCCGTCAAACAATAGCTTAACGGATTCAGCATTTGATTTTAGTTGTTATGGGACTAATTAAATTAATTCTGATTTTGAGCTTTCAATGCTCTCCATTCGGCACCTGTGATTTGCCTGAATTTAAAAGCGCTATCGAAAAGAGCGTAAACGGTATTGTAGTCCCCGTTGTCATAAGCAGCTTTGATTTGAGAACGGGCAGCGACGATAACGGACTGCGGAATATAAGCGATTGTATCATAAATAGGTGTCTGAGTAGGAGGTGCAAGGTTTCTTCTTATAACAAAATCTCTACCATTAATAAACTCAGTAACGTAATTTCCAAACTGGTCTATAATATCTGTTCCCCACATTTTCAATCTGACATTAACTGTGTCCCTGTGAGCATCAATAAACGCTCTTGTAATACTTGTTCCGGAAATAGTTTCATTATACCAGCTCAGATTCCTTGCCTGTTTGACAATCTCCTTATTGCTCAAATGCCAAACTGCTTTGGTTTGCAAAGAAACAGACAAATCAGGCCTGATACTAATAACTGCGTTGGGATCCAGCTGCCCCTTATCTTCTTTCTTACATCCCGCCAAAGCAGCTACCAAAAAAATCAAAATAATTATCCTTTTCATAATCATAAAATTAAAGTTGACACAAATATAATATCGAAAGTTTCAAAATATCCGTCTGTGAATAAAATTATTGAAAAATTAACTTAAAAATGGTAGTAAAATGGATCAGGTGACAGTAGCAAAAGGCATTTCAGAACTCGGGATGCTGGTAATGGCAGGAGCGTTTTTTCTTGTGCTTTCCGCAACAATGATGGGGATAGTGGTTAAGCTCTTTTCGAAGATGATTAACAACATGATGGTTGATAACAAGAACACACAGACGAAACTCATCGATGCGATAAGTGAGCAGAGCGCTCAATTCACAGACATAGCGGAAGGGTTACGGGAGGAGACTCTCGCCCGGATTAAGATACTTTCAGGGTCGTTGTTCGACTGCAACAAGGTGGAGATTGCAAGAATAATCAGCACTATAAGGCATGAGAACCATATTCAGAATAAAAAAGCCACCATGCTGAAGATAAAGAAGCTTATAACTAACATACACGACAATCGTAACAGTAAGTTCGACAGCTTCGTGTTCCGTGGTAAGCGGCTTTCAGCCTATTCAAAACCGGAATGGGTTGACCAGCTAATAGAAGTGGTGGAGAAAGAGATTTACTCCGATTCGGCCAATAACGGCCGTGCCGATACGAACATATCAAGTGCGATAGAGAATATCAAACTTGACTTTTACCATAATTTGATTAAAGGGATTGAGGTATGAAAACAAGTGATAAAGGCGTAGAATTAATAAAAAATCACGAGGGGCTTGTATTAAAAGCTTATCTGTGCCCCGCAGGCGTATGGACTATCGGGTACGGCCACACTGCAGGCGTTAAGTCGTGGGATAGCATCTCCCCGGAGCAGGCGGAGGAATTCCTTAAGCAGGATCTTAAAAGCTCCGAAATGTCCGTTATGCGCCTTGTTCAGAAACCGCTCAACCAAAATCAATTCGACGCACTTGTATCATTCGTTTTCAATGTTGGTGCGGGTAATTTTCAGTCCTCTACCTTGTTAAAAAGGGTGAATGCCAATCCGAATAATCCTGACATAAGGGGAGAGTTCGGCAGATGGATTCATGGGGGCGGTAAGGTACTACCGGGACTGATTAAGCGCAGAAAAGAGGAAGCAGATTTATTTTTTTCAAACATTTAAGGTTATGGGATACGACAAATTAACATACAACATAGACTTCATTCAGGAAGGTAATAAAGACGATTTCACTTTTGACTTGGATAGTAACTTTCCTATTGAAGAAATCGGGGATATCACTTTTCAGGTGCGTAACAACTTGGGAGAGGAAAAAATCTCAAAGAAAAAGTCCACAGGGGGAATTACCCTGACCGATCGCACCGTTTCCGTTCTGTTTTTACCCGCCGATACTAAGGGAATAGCTGGAGTACACGCCTACGAACTTGACTTTAAAGATGCATCAGGGGACCCTTTTGCAACTATCGGGGGAAAATTCACAATTAATAAGGAGGTCAATAAGCTATGATACTGAATATTAACGTACACCCAAGAAAGAAATTCACCGTTACCGAGAACGGTATTGCAATCGGGCCGAGAGGGTACACCCCTGAGATTGGCGAAAACGGCAACTGGTGGATTAACGGAGTTGATACTGGCGTAAGAGCCACAGGGTTTAAGTGGGAAGACTTGACCGAACTGCAAAAGGATGAGTTGAGACTGAAATTCGATGACCTGACCGAAGCACAGAAGTTGGAAATTAAAGGCGACAAAGGGGATAAAGGAGATGCTTTTCAATACTCAGACTTCACGCCCGAACAAATCGAGGACTTAAAACAACCTGCCGTAGAAGCTGCGGAGTATGCGAATGAAATAGCAAACCACCCCACATACATAGGTTCCGATCATTATGTATATGAGTGGGATCATGCAACACAGTCTTACAACAAAACTGGAACCTACTGCAAAGGAGATGCTTTTAATGTTAAGAAAACCTATGCTTCAGTTGCTGCAATGGAGGCAGATTTCGAAGGCACTGACACCAAGCAAGGCGACTTTGTTCTTATTGTCACAGGAAATGTCGAGGATGCCGATAACGCAAAGCTGTATGTTAAGGAGGCAACTCAGTGGACTTTTCTTGTTGATATGTCAGGAGCTATCGGCTTCACTGGCAAAACACCTCAGTTGAGTATCGGCACAGTCACAACAGGAGAGCCCGGATCTGATGTTGCTGTAACGATTAGCGAGGATGGTGTTGATGAAGGGGGTAACCCGAGATTCAAGCTCAATTTTGCTATTCCGCAGGGCGCAAAAGGTGATAAGGGAGATCCGTTCACTTACGAAGATTTCACACCTGAGCAGATAGCAACGCTACAACAACCAGCTACTGCAGCAGCACAACTGCTCGAGGAAGAGGTTTCAAACGTCTCAACGATTGTCGAGATGAAGATCATTGACGAAAACACCGTTCTTGCAACTGGTGACGGACAGGGTTCATTCGTAGTGCCGGAGGAGTTGAACGGTTGTGAGATCCTCAAGGTTCACGCTGCTGTTTCGACTCCTTCCAGTTCGGGGCTTCCTACGTTTCAACTGCGCACCCTTGCCGGCAACGATGTGCTTTCGACAAAGGTCTCTATTGATGCAACTGAGAACACCTCTTACACTGCTACAACGCCTCATGTTGTTAATCCTACATACAAAACTGTTGCAACAGGAGATATTCTATTCCCCGATGTAGATATAGCAGGAACAGGAACGAAAGGGGCACGGTTGATAATAACCTTCAAACATCCGACAGTATGACAGTGATTTATGACGAATACTATAAAAACATTGCGCTTGGTCTTATTAACCTTGCGAATGTGAATTACAGCTGTCTGCTCGTTGGTGACTATGCACCTGACAGCACTCACAGCAAGGACAATGTTACAGGAATTCTGATTGAAGCTCACTCTGTTTTGGTAGGCGAAGATATAATCTCTCTCTCGATGGCCGAGATAGTTGAAAAGGTCAATGCTTTGGTTTTGGAGAATAAGGACAGCATCGACATAAGCAAGGTGACTGGCTTTGTGTTTTACGCTCTAAACCTCATTTATACAACAGATGAAGGCACTCAGGAGATTACGTCTCTCTGTTTTTACGAACCTCTAACAATTAAGGAAAATGGCTAATCGGTATCTTCGTGGCACAGGTGCTCGAAATTGGAACGACACCAATAACTGGAGCGAAACATCGGGCGGGGCTGGTGGTGCAAGCGTGCCGACATCTACCGATAGTGTGATATTTGACGCTAATTCGGGCACAGGCACAATCACTGTCAACGCAATTGCAAATATGCTTGATTTCACCTGTTCAAACATCGGAACCTTGACTCTTGCCAACTCAGCTTATGCTTTCAACGTATATGGTTCGCTGACCTTGCAAACGAATCTGACAACAAGCTTCACAGCTACTGGATATCTCTATCTCAAATCAACCACTACAGGCAAAAACATTACCTCAAACGGAAATACAAGAGCGTGGAATAGGATTTACTTTGACGGAGTGGGAGGGGAATGGATAAATCAAGATGATTGGAATTATAATACACAAACACACTTAATTAATGGAACTTGGAATACAAACGGCAAGACAATAACTACAAATCTGCTATGGTTTGAAACCGGAGTGAAAACATTAATGCTTGGGGCTTCTATATTTAATTGTGGTAATATAAATTATCTAAGTAGTGGTGGTTCATTAACTATTAACGCAGGAACTTCAACTATAAATACAGGTAATATACCTTTATACGGAGCAATAACACTGTATAATTTAAACATAACTACAACAACTACTTCTGCCGAAATTGCTGGAATTGTTACAGTGAACAACTTATCAATACAGGCTTCAAGCACTGTTTTTTCTGCTCTCACATTGAGAAATAATTTTACCGTAAGTAATATTCTTACTTTACAAGGATTTAATGATAATAGACTTAGACTTTTGTTGTGTTCAACTAACATCGGCACTCCTCGCACAATCACTGTAAATGGCTCTATTGTCGCCTCAAACGTTGACTTTCGGGACATTACTCTTGCAGGAACGGCAAACAGAGATTTAAGTGCAATTACAGGCGGCTCGGGAGACTGTCAAGGTAACTCAGGAATCACTTTCACACCTGCAATTAACAACTATTTCAAACATACTTCAGGAGCATGCAACTGGGCTGATGTAACAAAGTGGGTAACAACAGACGGAGGCTCTACACAGGCTCGTGTACCCCTGCCTCAGGATACTGCAATATTTACTGCCAACTCGTTTACCGGAGCTTCTACGGTTAACATTAACTGTCCGAGAGCAGGGAAAGACATTGATTTCTCAGAGATTAATCAATCTGTAATTGCCAATTTGCAAATAAACATCGCATTATATGGTTCATTGATACTAAGTAACTTAAATGCATTTCCGGGCAATAATATTATAAGTTTTTTCGGTAGGGGTTCGCATGTCATAAAGACATTTAATAAAGAGATTTATTCGATTGGTATTTATTCAATTGGAGGAAATTACAGACTTGAATCAGACTTAACATTGAGTGAGGTTTTGAGGCATTATTATGGCACTCTCGATTTTAATAATTATAACTATACTGGTCAAGGACTTTTATCAGGAGTCGATGGTGCTGGTGTTGGCGGGCAAACGATCAACATGCGAAGTGGAATAATAACCTTAACAAGAGAATCAGGTTACATATTTATACCATCAGAGTTTCTAACTACAGATACGTCTACTTTAATTTTCTCACCAAGAGCTGGAACATCCACAGTTACAGCTCTTTTAAAAGGATTTTCATATAATAAAATTATTTGTGCCGGAGCTCATACTGGAGTATTATTATTTAATAATAATTTAAGTGTTAATGAGTTAGTCATTCAGAAGGGTAGAAAGCTGCAAATAACTGGAGGAAGGGATTGCATAGTCGCCAAAACCTCAATTCAAGGCACACCGACAGAACCTGTTGTCCTCACTTCGACAAACACAACTCCGTTTAACCTGATTCATTCAGGATCGGGATATCATCAATGGGATTATGTGAATGTTAGCTACTGCAACGCAACACCGAACAGATTCTATGCGGGCGAAAGGTCAACAAACGGAGGCAACAATACTGGAGTACTGTTCAGGAACTATCTGCACAGGTGTAACAGGATATTGAAACGATGGATTAAACCGATAAATTTTAATTAAGATGAGCACACCTCAATTATATCCGATAGACGACCTTCTGCTACCATATTATAAGCTGAATCAATGGTATGCAGGCGGGAAAGCGGCAATGGTAGTTCGGTGTAAGATATACATCGAAAACATCGCTGCAATAACTGTGATACTGTTCAGGCACGAAATGACACACCTGAAGCAGCAGGAGGCTCTCGGATATGCTTACTTCAAATTCCTCTATGTGCTTTGGTGGGTGATCCTCTTTTTCACACCCGGGAAGAGACCGTATAACGATAATCCGTTTGAGCTTGAAGCAGATGAATGTAGCAGATATTATCGTGGCTGGGAGAGGGTGACAAAAGATTCTTGGAAACAATACAGAAAATAATTATTAACCCGGGGGAGACCCCATTTAAATCAATTTTATCATGAAAAAATTTTTAACATTAACAATCGCTTTAGTAGCGTTTTTGGCAATGCCGGTATTTATGCTTGCGCAGGCTCCGCCACCACCTGAAGCCGGGACTGTTGTATCAACAATAGTTGAGACCGGGTTCTCAAATTATTTCATCTCACTGGCTGCACTTGTGCCGTTGGTTGTTTTGATTTCTGCATTTATCAACTCAAAATTGAAGCTTTCCGGGTTTTTAAAGCAGTTTGTCGCGTGGATTATTGCGATAGGATTATGCTTTGTAGGATGGTATTTTAATCTTGGGATGTTTACAGGCTTAGTTTGGTGGGTAGTGCTGATTTATGGCTTTGCGGTCGGATTGGCGGCCAACGGGTTCTTTGACATTACTCTTATTCAGGCAATACTTAAAGCTTTAAAACTCGAGAAGAAAAATGAGTAATGAAAAATCAAGCAAGGGAACGGCACTAATAATAGTGCTGCTCCTTTTGTCCTTTGCCGGATGCTTTTTCTTTTATACTAAGTATAAGAACAGTAAGGCGGAGATGATCGAACTAAAAGCGACGAAAATCGCTCTGCTAAAGGATACGGTTGAGTATTACAAGGCGCGTAATGGCCAGCTGGTGGCCGTTGTTGAAAAGGTGACTCTCGAAAGGGAAGAACTGGATCTATACAACACACAAATAAAGGCCGATCTTAAAAACATGAAGGTAAAACTTAAAGACGCGGAGTTGTATATTTCTACCCAGCTTTTAACAGTTGTAAAGCCACCTGATGCGCCGTTAAGGGATACTGTCATTATTGAGAGAGAAAAACCCATATTAGCTAAATCTTTCAGTTGGTCGGATCCGTGGGGAGGTATGGGAGGTATGATATACAATGACTCACTTAAACAGCCTTATTACTATTCCCGTGACACTTTGATCGGGGTAGGTGAGAAGATTTATAAGTACAAGTTTTTAGGGTTGAGGTTTAAAGTTATCGGGGCTAAATTAAAGGTTTCAAGTAAAAACCCTAATTCAAGTGTACAGATGCCGGAATATGTGAAGCTTGAGTAATACAATAACGAATGAAAATTATATATAAAATTTTACAATATTTTGTAAATATTATATATATGGCGCTAAAATACCTGAATATTAAGGTTAAATAAAAAGTGCCCCGCCCCCTATACAGTATCTCACCACCATATATAAACGCAACCGCTCAGGAACGAAGCACTAAGCCGAAACTGTCGCGGTTGCTTTAATTTTTCAAATGGTGAGATAGACAAAATTAATTATTAAAATGGAGACGAAGAAATTTAATTACAAACAGCAGTATGGCATTGTTGTGATTTGTTCCGACGAGCAGGAGCAAAAGGAGATTTATGAAAAGCTCGAAAAGTTAGGTTTAAAATTAAAAGTTGTAGTGGTATGAGAGTGGAGATTAATCACAGATGTAGCGATTTTAACGGCTACAGGGCGAACAGAGTTAAGAGTTTATTCAACGCGGAATCCGGGTGCAACTGGTCACACGTTGCGAATCTACCTATTGAGGATATAGATTGGAATATCGGTCTTATTGTCGGCCCTTCCGGAAGCGGCAAAAGCTCAATAGGTGAGCGAATGTTCCCGGAAGTAAAGATTCATGATTTATCCTCCGGATGGGGAGATAACCCTATTGTCGAGGAGATAGCTCCCGGGGAGGCGTTTAACGACGTAACCTCATCCCTTGCGGCAGTTGGGCTGGGCGATGTGCCGGCATGGCTCAGACCTTTTTACGTACTTTCAAACGGCGAGAAGTTCCGGGCAGGACTGGCAAGGCTTATTTGCGAAAAGCCGGATATTGCCGTAGTGGACGAATTCACCTCCGTAGTGGATCGGCAGATCGCCAAAGTGGGAGCTTCGGCCTTTGCCAAGTCGTGGAGAAAAACGGGAGGCAAGGCGGTTTTACTTAGTTGCCATTATGATATTATTGAATGGTTACAACCCGACTGGGTTTACGATACAGCTGAGGCGCGGTTCTACCGTGGATGTCCCCGGCGCCCTGCAATCAAACTTGACATTTACAAAGTCAGTGGAGAGAACTGGAAGTTTTTTAAAAAGCATTACTATTTAGACCTTCCCCATCCGGTTGCGGCGGAGTACTTCGTCGGTATTGTTGACGGCCAACCAGTGGCACACTTGGCAGTAACGCCCATGTTTACGGCCAATGCTTACCGGGCAACCCGGCTTGTGGTTATGCCGGAGTGGCAAGGGGTAGGAGTGGGAACGGCATTTCTTAACGCGGTATGCATGCACCATCTTGAGGGAGGCGGCCGTAAAGGCTATAAATACCCCGTATTTTTCCATACAAGTCATCCGCAACTATGCGGTTACCTTAGGCATAGTAATAAATGGATTCAGGTTTCTGCGCAACTGTACGGGGGAAACAAAGCCAAGTCTGCAGCAAGCATACGCAGGGCTCACGATAAAAAGAAAATGAGTATTAACACCGGTACCGGGTACGGAGGACACTTCCGGGCGGTTCAGGGATTTAAATATATTGGAGATGGTAATTAAGTTATTTGGCGATATTGAAAAAGAGGCGGTGCTTAGGTCAAGGGATCTTATTCTATCGCTTGGCCATGAGTTAGAGAACGGTCATTTTGAGGTTGATTTGGGTGTTGCACCATTGCTCCGGGAGAAAGTACCCCGGGAGGAGATTGAGCGGTTCAAATATGGGCTCTTGGTGTTTCACCCGTCATTACTTCCCCATCGGCGCGGGCCGTCGGCGATTAAGCATACATTTATTGCCGGGGATCCTGTAACCGGTGCCACCTGGTTCTGGGCAAATGATAAACTTGACGCGGGAGATATCTGCGAGATGGAGGTTGTAAGGGTTAATCATTATAAAACCTTTCAGCAGTTCTACAAGCAGGACGTAATCCCGGCGTTACTCAGAACGCTGGAGCGATCATTAACGGCGATTGAAAAAGGGCACGTCCGAAGGATCCCGCAGGTGGAAGAGTATGCGAGTTATGATCCGAAGTTATAATTTTGATTTAACTAAAGGCTCGATTATTTCGGGCCTTTTTAAATTAATTGCTACGCTTACAGGGCTATAAATCCGATAGGCTCATCAAAGGATAATACACTTTTTGAAAAATCGTCTTTTTGAAGTTTATTGTCTTTTGTAAACCATTGGCATGTAATGGTTTCTCCATTGATTGATAAAATTGTCATTGACGGTCCACCAGAATTTAATTTTACAACCGACCCAATAGTAAATTCTTTACTCATTTTTTAAAATTTTAGTTAATATTTTATTTAAAGAACTCATGATTTGCTAATAGCTGAGCATTCTGCTCCTTAGTTACCTTTATATATTTCATAAAGGCCTTTTCTGTTTTATGCCCGGTTACCATCATTATTGAGATTGATGGGATCCCGGCGAGGTACATATTGGTTGCTCCGGATCTCCGGGCAGTATGAGTAGTTACCAGCTCCCATTTTTCATACTTACGGGAAACCTTTTTGCCACCCTCCGTTTTTGTTACTACCACCGTTGAATTAATCCCGGCAAGCTTGCACACCTCTTTTATATAATCGTTTAGCCTTTGGTCTGATATTTTAGGTAACTTGTAACTATGCTTTTCTAATATCTGTTTGGCATTTTTATGTAGCGGAATAATTACTCTATCTCCGGTTTTTTTAGTGGTTTTATAAATAAGTTCATTCTGCACGTTATCCTTATTTATAACCTTGTAATCAGAGATTCTCATAGCCGTGTAGCACCCGATAAGGAAAATATCTCTCGCATTAGACAGTTTATTGTTGGGTAGATCCATTGTTCTTAATTTCTCAATCTCCTCGGTACTTAAATATATATTGTCGGCAGCTTCCTCGGCCTTTTTAAAGCTATCAATTGTTGGGCTAATCCTTATACCGGTTTTTTCGTAGTAATGCAATACAGCTTTTATGTTTTTTATCTGCAGAGACGTGTAATTAATTGTAGGAAACTTTGAATCTCCGGATAACCTTTTTATTGCTCGTATGGAAAACGACTTTTGAAACTTATCTAAGTAGCTGTAATCAATATCTGCAATATCAACTCCGTCAGGCATCAGCTCACAAACTGCGTTGTAAGTTGTAATGTAAGATTTTATATTACTTCTTTCCGGATCGTTATCGATAAACTTTTTGAAACAAGTTTTAAAACAGTAATCTTTCTCGACAGTTGCCTTTCCTCTAAATATGTCCAGCTGCTCCCTTAGCTGCTCATTGCTCATCCCGGGGATATAGGTTGACTCCACAAATCGAGTTAAAGACTTTACGTATTGATTTATGATCTTTGCCCGAGGGAACTCGTAGCACTCTTTAGCCCTTTGACTTTTTTTGACCCAATACTTAACAGGCACTATTTCGCCTATCGAATATTTAAGCGGTTTTTTCTGCCCGGTGAAAACGAACATATAAATCAAACTGCTATCTTTGCTGGGCTCCTTTAATAAAAAACTTATCGTCATCATAATTCGTCGGGGGAATTAGCAGGGGAATTATTGAGTTAATTAATATAAACAATAAAAGTAAATAAAAATTAAAGCGAATTGTAAAACACTTTAAATTTAAGTATTATTTACTTATTAAATATCTACAAATTAAATAATTTTGCTCCCAACCGAATCACAAAGCAAAAAAACTTAAGCCGCAATTAATTGCGGCTTTTTTTGTGTTCTGGACTATCCGCACGCAAATTTATTTGCTGCGGTAGTCCAAACACAAAAAGGGCGTAGCCCTTAAGTTTTTTTGCTTTGAATGGCCCCCCACCAGGGAACGCCGAGCGAACACTTTGACGCAGTTTGAGGTAACTATCACATTGATAGTTATTTAAAAATCGAATTTTCACAAATTTCAAATAATTGTTTTCTGGAGCTACTCAAAATCAATTACTTACCTCAAATTGCGCCAAAGTGTGTCCCGTCCTGAAATAGGTTGACACAAAAACAGTGTCAATTTA